GCCTTGTAAGAATGTTAAAACAGTCTGCTTACACTATCCAGACATACCTTGGGGTAAGGAAAGTAGAGAGGAAGTAAATAATTCGTCGAATCTTATAGACTATTATGTAAAACATCAAGGAGTAGTAGTTAATTTATCAAAAACGAAGGAGAAAGCACTAAATATAGCATTAAACTCTAAAGCCATAGCTGGAGAATATACTGAAGCAGTAAGCAAGTTATTAGATGAAATTAAAGCTCAAGAACCAGCAATTTATGATGAATTACGACTATTTGAAGTTAAACCTGAGATAGTGTTAGAACAAACAAAGAACGCTACTGCTGAATTATTGGAGGAGGAAGACAACCCAAGAGTAAAGATGATGGACTTACAACCCTTTGAACACTATGATTATGCTATGATATTCTGCAAAAATACTCAAGACTGGATGTGGTTAATGGAATTTCTCAAGTTAGAAAGAGTAGATGCAGCAACACACCACAAAACCAGTAAGATAGGATTAGGAAGAGGAATAACAATAGATAAATTCAAGGAGGCACTACGTAATGCAGGACTTAAAATATAGAATAGTTGTTCCAAGTAGAAAGAGAGCTAAACAAATGATGCAATTATGTAAACTTTTACCATACGCCACAATAACTGTTAATGAAGAGGAAATTGAGGATTATAAACCACTTATTGGAGAGCATAACGAGTTAGTAGCACACCCAAAACTACATGGAATTGCACCTATAAGACAATGGATTTTAGACAACTTCAAAGAAGAAACAATAGTAATGTGTGATGATGACTTAAAGACTGTAACTTGTTTAGTAGGAGAAAGACACAGAAACTATAGTGATTGGACTAATATTAAAACCATAATTGAGAATCAAATTCATATTAGTAGAGCATTTGGTATAAAACTATTCTATTTTAATAGAAATCCAAGACCTTTATTCTTTAGACCTTATGATTGTATAGCATTTAGTGGAGGATTCGCAGCAGGAATATTTGGAATAAATGGAAGAGAATTAGAATTCGACTCACAGCTAACTACTCGTGAAGATGTAGATATAACCTTAGAGAGCTTAATGAAACACAGAGCAATACTCTGTGATATGAGATACTACTTTATATTTGAAGGCACGTGGTCTAAGAAGGGAGGTAATCAAGGAATAAGAACTTCTGAGAACGAAACATTAGATAAAAATCACATATACAACAAGTGGGGCAGGAACTTGATTAAACTCGATGTAGTAGCAAAAGGAAAACACGGCACAGGTAAAACTATGACTGGAGTAACGATTCGTGTTAAGAGAAGGACTATTTAAATAATAATGGCTAATTTAAAGAGTAAAAACAAGAGGAAGAGAAATGGAAAGACCCAGAGATACGAAAGAATGACAATAGACTATGCTGTAGTAAGGATACCTGAAAAGAAAAACCCTAAGAAATATAGTTTTAAGGAACGTAGAGCAGAAATATTGAAGTTAATCTATCAAGCAGGACACCCTTACAAAGTTGCACAGCAAACCCTCGCTGACAGATATAGTGTAACACAGTCTCAAATAGCTCATGATATGAGAGAGTTAAGAGAATATGTTAAGGGAAATTATGGAAAAAATATACATTTAGTAACTGATATAGTGTATAATCGTGCTGTAGCTGAATTAATGTCTGAAGGTAATTGGAAACAAGCAGCTGAAGTGCAAAAGATGCAGATAGATTGGCTATTTAATACAGGTAAATTAGATAAAACACCAGATAAACTACAAGTAGAAACAGGAACTTCTTACGAAGATGTTAAAGCTAAATATGACGAAATCATTAAAGAACAAAAACGACTTGCTTCTAAACGCAGTAAAGAATAAGAATATCCAGTTTTTATGCTGGTATTTCTTTAATACTAAACCAACAGGTAAGCAACTTGATATAATAGGTGCTATAGCATTTAAAGAGTCACATAGGTTAGTAATCTCTGCATTTACAAGATATGGTAAGTCTTGGGCAGTAAGTCAAGGAATAATTCTATATATCTGGTTAAACAAGAACAAAAGAATACTCCTATTAGCACCAAGTTCAGACCAGACCAGTATCTTACGTAATTATGTCTCAGAATTCCTATTAAACTCTGAAGAAATGATAGACTTACTTAACCTTGATGTTAAAGGGGCAGAAAGAATCAAAAAAGAGACATCTCGAAGTAGAATTACGTTCAAAAATGATTGTGAGCTGAAGGTTTTATCGGCAAGTGGAACAGCAGAACGACTCATGGGATGGGGTGGAGATTTAATAATACTGGATGAATCGTGCCTTATTGAGTATGAAACCTATAGGCAGAAAATATCACGTATGCTTGGAGATAGGCCAGACTCTATTTTAATTGAAATTGGTAATCCTTGGCACAGGAATAATCAAATGTGGGAACATTGGACTGACCCTAAGTTTAAGAAAATACATATTGGATATGAGGATGGATTAAAAGAAGGAAGAATAACACAACAATACGTAGAAGAGCAAAGAAGTCTATTAACAGATATTGAGTTTACTATACTATACAAAGCTGAGTTTCCTGAGGATGCAGAAGATACTCTAATAAAGTGGGAGTGGATTAACGCAGCACGAAAGAAGAACTTTGATTTTGATGCTCCACAAGAAATAGCAGGGTTAGATGTAGCTGAGATGGGTGTAGATTTAACTGTATTAACCAAAGCACTAACCGAGAAGAATAAGTATAGAATAATAAACATTAAGAGTTGGGGAAAGAAAGATACTATGCAAACAGTAGGTATGGTCTTGCCTGAGATAGATAAAAAAACTAATATTCAAGTAGATGAGATAGGAGTGGGTAAAGGAGTAGCAGATAGATTAAGAGAACTCAATTATCGTTGCACAGGTATTAAAGTAGGAAGAAGTGCTATAACAGAGAAAGACAGGTTCTTGAATCAGAAATCTGAGTTTTATTGGACTATGAGAAAGGCCTTTGAAGAAGGAAGAGTAAGTATTCCTTCTAATAATAAATTAATCGAACAATTAAGAAAAATGAGGTATGAAATAACAAGCGCAGGTAAGATACATATATTAGACCCTCAATCTAAAAGTCCAGACTTCGCAGATTCACTCATGTTAGTATTCGCTAAACCAGAAAAAGAATGGATGTTTGGGGAGTTGAGTATGTAAAAGTATATAAATAAATATAAACTTTGTATATATATGAAAGGAATAGTTAAAAAAACAGGAAATGGATTGCATATTTGCTTACCTAAATCTCTCTTTAATGAAGGAGAAGAAGTAGAAGTTATTGGAAGAAAAGAAATTAATGAATTAAATGAAAAAATAAGAGCAATAGTTAAGGAAGAGATTGAAAATTTAAGAAAATATTAAAATCCTGAAGCGATTAATGCAGAAACCTATTCTTGTGAGAGATAGGGGGGATTATTATTTCCCTTCATTGTTCTGTATTGTCGCAGGAATGCGAGGTAGGATAGTCTGGTCTAATCCGTTAGGCTCATAACCTAAAGAACGCTGGTTCAAATCCAGCTCTCGCAATATGAGAGACTCATACATAAACAAATTTTGGAGAGAAAGTTGGATGAGACCTCTAACTAAGAGATGTAAGTATTGCAAAAAGCTACTGACAGAAAAGCAGATAGAGAATAAGAATACATATTGCTCACGAGACTGCTCTCGAATGAAGATGATTAGAAGGAGAATAAATGATAAGTAAAAATAAATTAAGTAGAGGAGAAGTATTAATTTTAATAGAATTAATATTAAATAGAAAGAAAGTGTTGTATAGTCAATTAGCAGGAGATTTAGATTGGTATTGGACTATTCAAATATTACATAAGCTTGAGGAGAAGCTATCTAAATATAAATGTTTAGAGGGGAATTAAATGGAACTAAGCGAACTACATGATTGTAAGAAATGCCATAATAAGATGGTTTTAATTAGCTGTGATGCTCTTGGAGTAACGAGATGTGGATATTGTGGAGAGCCAATTAGATATGATTTATGGTTTGAGCAGGAGATGAAGAAAAGAAGAGGTGATAAAAATAAGATGCAATAAGTGCGGAAATTGTTGTAGAGTAATTAACATAAAACTACCAGCTATGAGTCCAAAAACTAAGGAGTTTTACAAAGCAAGAGGATGTATAATTAAACAAAGTTGGATACAAATTCCCTTTGAATGTCCACACTTAAAGAACGGAAAGTGCGATATTTATGATAACAGACCAGCTAATTGTAAGGACTACTTTTGCTGGACGGCAAAATCACCATTTAAACTAAGGGGGAGGAGATAGATACTATATGTTGTATAAAATAGTATTCTAAACACTATATATGGATATGAATAGAAAACACATAAAAGAGTTTATGAAAGTAATTGAGAGCTTGTTCATAGCGAACAGCTTGAGATACTCGGAAGTGTTAAGTATCAAGCGAGAGCTAACAATGAGATATGGACACTTACTAAAAGACGGAGACTTAGCGATACGGAGTGCGTTTAACACATTAAATAATTGAACATTGGAAAAGGTTAAATATAAGTATGAATATTATAATATACCAATAAAACCATCTGTGACCAATGGACTACTCCTATCGTCGTAAAAGAAAACTATGTCAGTTAGCGATAGGATAAGAACATTTTGGGAGAGGATTAACCCTAAGTATATCGATATAATTCGTTCTGGAGTTGTTGAAACAGATAAACACGCATTACTTACTTCTTGGTATTTTTCACCACGCTTAGGACAACCACGAGGCGGAACTCCTATTCCGACTATGAGAAAGTTCGGCCAGACACCTCAAGTCCGTATGTGCACCAAAACTATAATTGATGAGATTACAGGTATTGATTATGATATTGTTCCAACTGATAAATTCAAAGAAACGTATAACGAAGAACGATTAAATAAAGTTAAAGACTTCTTTAAATATCCAAACAGAAACGGAGAAACTTTTGATGATATAACTAAGATGTTATTGAAAGATATTTTAGAAATAGATGCTGGAGTAATTATCAAAACTTTTTCTTCAAAGGGATATGGAAATCTAAAGAGTTATAATTATAAATACCTTGACAAAGATGAAAAAGAAGTAACTGGAACTTATGAATGTAAAGCACTAACAAAGAATGCTGAATTAATGGAAATGTATGCTCGTGATGGAGGTAGTTTCTTAATAGCTCCTAATGAGTTCGGAATACTGCCTGAAGATAAACCTTCTTACTTTCAATACTCATTTATACACCCAGCTATAGCGCCTTTGCCTTTCTACAAGAGAGAGTTAGTTTATTTTAAAATGTCTCCTCGTTCAAATTCTCCTTATGGATGGTCGCCTATTGAAAGTATATTTATGGTTTTAGAGGCTTTAAATAATGCAATCAGATATAATAAAAAGTTCTTTGAGGAATATGCAATACCAAGTGGAGCTTTAAGCTTAATTGGAGCTAACAAAGACAGCTTCAAAAGATTTATGGCTAATTGGGATAAAAAGATTAAAGGCAAACCACACAAACTTGTAGTATTTAATGAAGATATGAAGTTCACTCCTTTTAACATGAAATCTAAAGATATGGAATGGTTAGAAGGTCAAAAGTTCTATCAAAAGCTTGTTTGGGCTATGTATGGAGTAACATCAGATGAATTGGGCTTTACAGAAACAAGTAACCGAAGTGTAGGACAATCACAAAGCAGAGTATTTGTTAGAAGAGCAATTAAACCATTTTTACAGATTTTAGAACAAAAGTTTACTAATGAAATAATTACTGAGTTCTATGATGGAGAGCCAGAAGTAGAATTAAAATTTAAGTTTATAGATATTCACGAAGAACACATTAAACGAACTGAAGAGTGGAGTGATGTAAAAGCTGGAATTAGAACAGTAAACGAAATTAGATTAGACAGAGGTTTTGAACCAGTTCCTTGGGGAGATGAAAAGCCTCAATCAAGTGGTGGATTTGGTGGATTTACCCCACCCTCTGGCTCTGAATCAGATGAAGAAAAGCCTAAATCTGAAGAGACTAAGAAAATCTTAAAAAAAAAGAAGCCTAAAAAGAAACCTTACTCTTATAAAGGATATGAAGATTTCTTAGAAAAGTATTGGAAGAGCTTAGAAAAAGAAGTAATTTCTACATTTAACGAAGAACAGACTGATATTATTAAAGGAGTTAGATATGTAACTCGCAAGTCTTGGGCAAGTTTTCTAAGAAGAATAACTCACTTATTTACAGCTGAAAGCTTAAGAGATGAAGTTAAGAAATACATTAAGTATGATTGGGATAAGGGAGTAGCTGAAGCTGAGAATGAATTAAACTTAGACATAGGAATACGTGAATCTGATAGAGAAATTGTTAATCACTATGCTAACCAGCAAGTAGATGGCTATGGACTTCCTGATGGAAAGAAGTGGAATGGACTAAAAGGAGTTAATGCGCAGTTACAAATGCAAATAGGAGAGAAAGTAGCTGATGGAATACGTGAAGGTAAGGGTGCTAAGAAAATAGCTGAGGATATTAAGAGTATTTTCGATACTACAACAAGCAGAGCTATGAAAATCAGTAGAACAGAAGGGAATAGAATTAGAAATCATGCTCATTTAAAGAGCTATATGAACTCAGGAATTGAAGGAAAGAAGATGTGGAGTGCTCATATTGATGATAGAACAAGCCCAATTTGCAAAGAATTGAACGGACAAACTCAACCCCTTGATGGAACTTTTGAAACTAAAGATGGAAGCAAATTCGTTATACCACCTGCACATTGTTCTTGCAGAAGTCGCATTTTAATGATTCCAGACTAATACAAATATGCTTAAAAACACATAACGTCTAATTTTATATAAACAAAGTATTGTTTTCTTAAACATTTAATCGGAATCCTTAAATATAAGTATGTCCTCTACTATTATATAGCAAGATTTTCGAGCTTAAAAATGGATATTCTAACTAAATCAAATGAGGTTGAAGAAGTAACTAAAAGACAGATATGGATGCCCTTAAGTAAGAATTTTGAAACTAATAATTATGAAGCAATTATCTCAGATACTTCAGTTGATAGAGATGATGAAAGGATGAGTAAAGACTTAATTGTTAAATGGTCTCAAAATCCTAATAAGTTTATCCCAATGTTAATTGACCATGAGAATAAAATATTAAATATGGTTGGAAACTGGGAGAAACCTCAAGTTCTCGAAAAAGGAGAACATTATGCTCTTGCTATGCAACCTAAATGGTTTCTTAGCAATCCAAAAGCGAAGGTAGTAAAGGAAATGCTTGATGAAGGCGCACAAATAGGATTATCAATTGGAGCTATACCTAAATCACATACAAAAGTAACAGTAAGCGGACAAGAAATTAAAGAATGGACTGATGCTGAGTTAGTTGAAACAAGTTTAGTGCCTATTGGAAGTAACCGTCATACTTTTATGAATATAGCAAAATCTTTTGATTTTGGAGGAGATGCAATGGTAAAAGAAAAACTTGAAAAGCAGGAAGAACCTAAAGAGGAAGAAGTTGAAGAAAAGAAAGAAGAAAAGAAAGAAGAGGAAGAAGAGGAATCAGAAACTAAAACTCTTAAGGAAGAACTTGCTGAACTAAAAAAGGAGATTAAAGAACTCCATAAAACGAAAACAGCGACAACTCGCAAAGTGGAACTAAAAGCCCTTGCGGAGAATACAGAGGCAAAAGAAATAAAAACAATAAAGGAGGATATGAACGTCTTCGAACAGATAGCTGTTTTAAAAGGCGCAAATATTAATTAACAATGGTAGTAGGATTTGGAAACGCATCAGGCGTTCACTCAGGCTCAGCTTACGAACTCTCTTTCGGCGATTTAGCAGAAGAGACAACTTACGCAGGTGGAGTCGAAGAATACAATTACAAAGGTAACAACACACGAGAAACATTAAGGAAAAGACAAGGTCAAAGAATCCAGAAAGATAGATACACAACCACTAATGAGTATGCCTCAGGCACAAGTTACTCATCAACATCTGGAAACTTACCAGTTTTAATCCCTATTTATGTTGACACAGCGATTATAAACTTAACAAGAAAAGAAACACCACTATATGAAATGCTCCCAAAGAGAGCAATTCGAGGTAAAACTTATGATTGGAATAGATTAACTACTCTAAACACAGCAGCGTTTAAGATTGAAGGCGCAGCACAAGCAGTTGCAGATGATACTTATGGAAGAAGCACAACACAAATAAAGTATGCTTACGCAATTGGTAAAGTGACTGGCCCTGCACAAGCAACTACAGCAGGATATGTAGATATGCTACGACAAGAAGTAATGACTCACACAAGAGCACTTGTTCAGCTTATTGAAAACAAAATCCTAACTGGAGATGCAGCAACAAACGCAGAAGAGTTTAGCGGTTTTGATACTTTAATCACAACAAATACAGAAGACCTTAGTGGAGCAGAATTTACTCTTGATAATTTAAGAACACATATAAGATACTGCAGACAAGGTGGTAGCACTATTGTCGGTGGTGGAAACCCTAACTTGATTGTTATGAATATGATTGACTATGATAAATTAAAAGGTTTAATCCAAGGTTGGCTAAGATACCCAGCACCAACAGTTTCAATAGCTTGGGGTATTCAGACTATGGAGTTTGAAGGCTTACCAATTATTTATTCAAAGTTTGCAAACATAACAGCTGGTAGCAGAAGAGTATACATCTTAGACACAAGCGTAACATTTATGGGTGTATTACAGGATATAACTTATGAAGACCTTGCAAAAGTAGACGACGCAAATAAGTTCATGCTGAAATGGTATGGAGCTTTAATTATACAGGCCGAAAGCTGGTGCAGTATGATATATGGTATAGGAGCATAAAATGGCAGCTGACGTAACTTCTGGATGCACAATATCCGCTGACACTGTAGGTTCAAAGAAATACATTTACATCGAGACAGCCGCAACCGCAGACGATACAGATACTTTTACAGTAACTCTTGCATCGTATGGAGCAAAGACTCTCGAAGCTGTAGATGCTTGGACACACAGCACTGAAGATGATATAATTATTAACGAAGAGGGAACTTGCACAGTATCCTCTGGTGTAGTAACTTTCACTATTGGTGGGTCAACAGATAATAAAAAGAGAGTTGTTAGATTTATCTGCAACTCAACTTAAAGGGTTTGATTAGCCCTTTTTTTATTTTTTTTAATTAAATCAATAAAGGAGAAAAACAATGGCAATAGTAGATAATGTAACTCGAATAAAACAAACCGACCCAAACTTAGAATTAATCAGAGCAGCATTAACAGCGACAGGAACTTCAACATTTGTTTCAAAATTTGGAACAATATTTGCAGTATTTGTTCAAGAAGAAGGAACTAATGGAGCAACATACACTTGGACAGGTAGCACAGTAACTATTACTGGAACTGATACTGATTATATAAATATGATGATATGGGGAACTGAATAAAATGGCAGTAGTAGATAATGTGAATAAATTTCCACAAACAAATCCAAGTTTAGAAATGGTAAGAGCACAATTAACTGGAGCAAGTTCAACATTTGAAACTAAATTCGCAACTATTCAGAGTGTTTTAGTTCAAGAGGAAGATGCTAACGGAGCAACGTATACTTGGACTGGAAGAACCATAACAATAACTGGAACTGATGATGATTGGGTAACTATAATAATCGCAGGAAAGGATTAATATGGTAAAAATAGTTAAACTAAAAAACAAACTTGACCACTATGCACATATACAATATCAGAATAAGAAGTTTTATGACTTCCAAGCTGGTGAAATAAAGCCAGTTGATGAAGATGTAGCAAACGCAGTAAATAAAGATGTATTTGAAATAGTGGAAGAGAAAAAAATCTTAGATAAACCTTTAATTCCTGAAGAACTTAAAAAGGAAATTCCTAAAAAGATAGTCAAAAGGAAGCGTAGGAAAGCTAAGTAACAATATGACGTCCCAGACCGTCTCAGGGGGACTGATTGAAAGATGGCTATGAAACATATCCATCTAAAGTAAAATATACGAGAGGTAAATAGAAATGGCACTACCACATTCGGTAAACGATAGACAATGGCAGAGCTTCGGTAAAGACAACGAAGCAGCTTATGTAACAGCACCAGTTTTTAACATAATTGGTGGATGGGTTAAAAGCTCAGCACAGACATACTCAGATGGAGATGTAGCAGCATTAAGTATAGATACTTCTGGAAGAGTTAGATGTATTTTAGAGGGAGCAACTTTTACTGTATCTGGCTCAGATATGGAAGTAGATGTATCCGCATTTAGAGGAACAGCAGGAGTAACAGATAGAGAAGATGCTTGGTTATTTTCACACGATGAATCTTTAGCAGCAGTTTCAGAGAAATGGCAAGGATTCGGTGGATATGATGAAACAGCAGATATTTTTAGAGCATTTCCAATAGCGACAGATAATGCAGCAATGCCTGCAGACGCTCAAGGAATTCCAATTATGGGTGAGTATAATTCAACTCTACCTACTTATGGAGCAGGAGATGCAGCAATATTACAAGTTAATTCAAATGGAGTTTTAATCACAACAGGTGAAACTGGCTCAGCAAGTTTAACTTCAGGAGTAGAAGTAGTAACAACTGGAGGAACAGCAGAGCAATTAAACGGTGGAACGAGTTTAGCAGTTCAAAATGGCTATGCAGTTGTTGTAAAAGCTTTAGATACAAATACTAATAAAGTCTACGTTGGTAATTCTGGCGTAGGTTCAGCAAACGGTTATCAATTAAATCCATGCGAGGGTGTAACCTTACAGATGAATAATGTCAATTTAGTTTACATTGACGTTGATACAGATGGAGAAGGTGTCTCTTGGATAGTTGAGGCCGCTTAAGGAGACTTAAAATGGGAAGTATAGTAACACCAGTATATTGGAAGAAAGATGCAGCAGGACAGCTGAGACAACTACCTTTTATTAGCGGATTAAATTTAAATCCGACAGCAGGAATATCCTCAATTTATGGCGGAGATACGGCTAATGATGATTTGAAGCTATATGCTAATTCATCGGATGCTCGTTCTTATATTGCAATAAATGGTGCAAATGATATTCAATGTTCAATTCATACAGGCACACAATTTGTTATTGATGAAGTAGGAAATGATTTTATGTCTTTTGACCGCTCAGGTTCTACTTATACTACAGATGCGACAACAACAACAGCTTGGGATTTTAATTTTAATACAATAACGTCTGGAGTTGGAGCAGTCATGAGTAGCAATAATTGCGCAGGCGGAATTATATTAAAAATTGTTGGAGATAGTGATGCTCTAACAACTGGCGAATTAATAGGTATTTATGGCGGAACAGCAAAAGATAAATCTTGGTTCGCAGTCATAGAAAACTCCTCAGACACAGAAGGTTCACAAGTAATCATAGACGGAGATAATGTCGCAGGTGCAGCAGCTAAACCAAGTTTGAGGATTGGGGATTCGGAAACTGGATTTTATGCAAGTTCATCATCTGTTCTTAATGTTAGTATCGCAGGAACAAGAAGGTGGGCTTTTAGTGCTGCAGCTTTTGGATTAGCTAATAGTGGACAACTTAGATATGGAAACTTCTCAGCAACAGACCCAAGTCTAACTTATAGCGGAGACACAGACACAGGTGTAGGTATGGCAGCAGCAGACGCATTATCCCTTATAGCAGGAGGAGTAGAAGGAATGAGAATAACAGAAGATACCTACATAACAGTAGATGTATTAGGAGACACCACAACTACCCAAAATGTCTTACAACTAACAGCAGATGGTCTTACAACAGGAACAGGAGTTAATCTAACCTCAACTTCAACAGCTGGTGGAGCAAGTGGCAATACTAAAATGCTAGAAATAGCTAGAAGTGGTACAAATTCAAATGCTTCACATACTGCCTATGGAGGACATATCACAATGTCAGGAACAGGAACTACATCAACTAATGTAGGTCTATTCATTTCAGCTAGTGGAGCAACAACTAATAGAGAGATACAACTAACTAATGGAGCTTCCTTTGATAATGCGACTGATGCTATTATGACTATATATGGTGGGGATGCAACAGGAGATGATTTAGTTTTACGTTCTAACGAAGCAGGAGCAAATCCTACATGGTTGGAATTGAGGGGGAATGATGGAGACCCAGTCAAACTTAATATCAAATCTGGAAATATTACTTTTATTGAAGATACAAATATTTTCATGACCTTCAACCGCTCAGGTTCTACTTATACAACCGATGCGACAGGAACAGGTTGGGGCTTTGCAAGTGCGTCAACGACATCTGGAGAATCAGTAAGAATACTATCTACTGGATTAACAACTGGAAAGTCATTACAGATTATTGTTGATTCTGACTTAATATCAACTGGAAAAGCAATAGAAGTCTTAGGAGGTTCTGCAAGAGCTCAGCAATGGTTCTCGGTTATTGAAAACACCTCAGACACAGAAGGCTGTCAGGTTATTATAGACGGAGATAATGTCGCAGGAGACCCAGCTAAGCCGAGCTTGAGGATAGGAAGTGCAGAAGATGGGTTTTATATGGGTGCAGCTAATCAAATTAGAGTTGCAACTGGTGGGGCTTGGAGATGGTCAATACTTACAGATACTTTAGGTAGTGCAGACACAACAGGAGGTGTTTTAAAGAGGGCATCAGTATCAGCTACTGTTCCAGCATTTCAATTCAACGGAGACACAGATACAGGAGTAGGAAGAGCAGCCGCAGACCATTTAAGCTTAATCTCAGCAGGAATAGAAGCAAAAACATTAACTTCCGCAATTGTAACCACTTCAGACGCAACATTAAC